ATGCCCTCTAAACCCCACTCTACTAACTCGTCTACGTTCCATTCGTTAGCTAATAGGTCAAAGTCCCATCCTCCCGTATTAGCGTTTAGCCTTACGTTTAACTCTCTCTCGTCTTCTTCTGATAAGTCTACTACCACGCAGTCGATAGAAGTGTAACCGAGCTTCGTAAGTTCTCTTACTCTGAAATGACCGCCTACAATATAGCCCGTTCTTTTGTTAAATATGATTGGCTCAACTAATCCAAACTTAGACAGAGACTCCTTTAGGTTTTGCTCTTGTTTCTTGGTAGAGGTTCTTGGGTTGTACGGAGCGGGTATTAAATCCGTTAGCTTTTTAGTTTCTATTATCATTCGCTTAAAAATTCATTGTATAGCTTCACGCTATGCTTATATATACATTCACCGCAGCTAATGTTCGGGCGATAGTTAAAAGTATCTTGGCAAAGCCTTTGAAACTCTTTAAGCAAATGCGGGCTAATAGCACCTCCTTGCTGCCTGATCATTACTCTAATCTGTTGCTCAAGTTCTTCGCTCATTCTTTTTCTGAATGCATCCGCTTTCTTTTAGTTCCTTTACTCTTTTGGTGTTTTTGAGGTCTATCTCTTCACCAACATTAAACACTCTGTCTAATGCGACATCCTTGTATCGCTTTATTATTATATATTTCATAATGTTTGAAGTCTTTTTGCATTCTCTTTTACGATGTCATACTTGCTCTTAACGTCTTCTTTTAGCTTTAAGCCAAGCTCTATCTGCATAGTATAGTTTCCTTTTATCTTCTTGATGGCAGCCGCCCAATCATTGCCATAGACCTTTAAGCTATTGCTATTAGTTGCAAGGATATTATATGGATTAACATCGCTTACCATTACGGGCTTTGCAAAGTGTCCCGCCTCTATCATCTTTAACTCACTCTTGCAGCGGTTAAATAGGTTATCTCTTAGAGGTATTACGCAGATGCCACAATCCTCGTAGTCTTTAGCATACTCTCTTATATTGTCTATCTGTTGGATGATTGGATTCATTCTCTTCGGTATCCTTGGAGACTTTACGGTCAAATACTCATCTTCAAAAGCCGAACCTAATAGCTTTAAATCTTTGAGGTGGGTAGAGCCTCCCGAGTAGAAGAAGGTATCAAACTTGATGCTAAGATTCTCATAGGCGAACTGCTTCTCCAATGGGTCAATAGCGTTTTTAATAACCTCAACATTCTTATTGTATGGTTTAATCTTCTCCGCTAAAATCTTTGTAGTAGTCCATACTTGGTCGGCAAATTTAATGTTAGCCAGTATGCACTTGGTCATATTTGTGCGAGAGTAAAAGAATTTAAGAGGATGACCTTTGGGCAGCACCCAATAATCGTCTATGTCGCAAATTACTTTAATACCTCTCGCCTTTAAAATTAAGATAGTTTCCTCGGGTTTTAGCAGCTCTGATATGTTACGGTTGTAAATCACGTGTGTTACTCCATCAAGTTTCTGTAAAAAATCGTCTGCATTATTTTGCAAATAGATTACCTCCACTTTATAATCCCTACTTAATTTTGATAAGGGTATGATAAGTCGGTGATAAGTCACTCCGCTTACCGATGAAGATACGATAGCTATTTTTATATTGTTTTCGTACATAATTTTAAACTCTTTTTTGGCTTTCTTATAATCGCTTTTAATGCTGCGGTAGCTTATAGATGTCTCGTTATGGATTTTGATTAGAGTATCTCCATTGTAGACCGCTCTAATTAGGTTAGCGTTGTAATGGCTCATATTGTCAATAGCTGCTTCTATCTGTTCGCTATCGCTTTCATCCATTGACCAATAAGGGTCGGTCTTATTGCACTTTTTTAGCCATTGGTTTCTCATTACCATGGCAAAGTACCCCTTCATATTTTCCTTTAAGGGCTTGTGTATACAAATGTCAAAAGCCAAGGATACTAATTCCTCGGCTTCTTGGTGATTGTTCGCAAGCCTCAGAGCGTATTGTCTGATGCTTTTATCAAAATATATGTCTTCTAATGTCAAAAAGGTAGCCCTTCAGAATTAAATTCGGGGTCGGGAGAAGTTGATGCTTGCTTTGGCTTCCAAGTGTCAAGCTCTACGTAAGGCTTTCCACTTTTACCTATGTTAACGTTTAGGTTAACCCATCCTTTATCGGTGTTCTTTTTTATGAATGCAATAGCCTCGTCTGCTTTTAGGCTTAATTGACCAACTACCCACTCGGGAGAATCGGGCTTCATCTTAAACATAAAACCTTCTGCGAATACTTTTTCCGTTTTTTCCATTTTACAAATATACTATAAATTTATTTCTTCATTAATCACCACTCTACTCATCTTCCATAGGTGGCGTTCGTTGTGAGTTATTTTGTGTCTGTTCATCAGCCTATCAAATAGAGTCTGCTTATCTGCCAAGTCTCCATAGACCTCGCTTGTTATTGTCTTACCTCCCTTAGTGGCGGTTACTTGGATTAAACCCCGCATACTATTTTTTAATTTCATTTTATTCTACTTTTACTATCGTGTTTTAAGTGGCAATTTCTGCAAAGTACTCTTAAATTATTTACATCCCAAGCAAGTTCTGAGCGTCTTGTCTTTTGCGCTTCGTCTACGCTTATAGTGTGGGAGCAGTCTAAATAAACACCGCTTGAAACTTCGCACTCTTCGCAGAAGTTGTAGCCGTATTCATAAAACTGCTCGTCTATTAGCATCTTCTTTGTTCTACTTACTAATTTGTCTATTTTGCTTTTAGAAATTCGCTCATCGTCAGAGGTGTAAAAGTGATTCATTTATTTTTGTCTTAAAATTGTCTACAACTTTATCGATTCCAACCTCGTGGATGTGTTCACTTATGGCGTGAAGCTCTACTAACTCCCTTATTTTAGCTTGTTGTTCTCCCATTTTAAATAGGTATTTCGCCAGCAATTCCTCATAAGTATCTAAGTCTACCGCTTGCTTATAGGCTAAGTTAACTAAATTGTCAAGATTTTGCAAATTCTTTGTCTGCTCTGTCTTCTCACCTTTGAATTTAGCAAGTTTAATCTTCATATCTCTAATAGAACGCTCCGCCTCTTTGCAGATTTCGGGCTTGTTTAATTTCTCTTTTGCTTCTTTGTCTGTCATTTCTTAATGTAGTTTAATAGGTGGCAAATAACGTCAACGGTGAAACCATTTCCAAGCATCTTATATCTTTGGCTTATGCTTACGTGGTTAGTGTAATCGTCTTTTACGGTTTGTAGCCTTTCGCATTCTATAGGCGTTAGTCTTCTTATTTTTGGTAAGTTAACAAAATAGCTTCTATCGCCTCCAAGATTAGCACACAGAGCGGGGCTTATTCCATCAGTATCATAAACTCTATTTTGTTGGTAAGGTTGTTGACCTCCGCTTTCTTTAGACTCGTTAATTTGTTTTACGTACCTCTCGCCTACCACTACTTGCCTACATTTACCACTTCTAACACCAAATCCCTTATAGTAACTTGCATCTATGGTAGTAGATTTTTCGTTATTTATGCTATCCGATATAAAGTCACCCATCTTATTATCTTCGTTACTCATATCGTAACACATAACTTGCTTCGGTTGCTTGTAATCCGTGGCATTTAAACAACCTACTTTTCCATCTAATCCATAAACCTCATCCCTATTACCCAATCTTGTATTCTCTTCTCCCTTTGTAGAACCTATTACGTTGCTATCCTTGGCAGTTATTTTAAATCTCTTTTGTATTTTATCACTTAAAATAAACCTTTCGTCTACCTCATCTTCTAAAATGTCCTTTAGTATAATGCCTTTGTCCTTTGGTTGCTCTATAATGCTTTCGGGAAATCCGAATAAACCCATAGGCTCTAATCCAATGTTAGTCCAATAAATCCGCTTGCGATTTTGAGCGGACACTAAAGAGGAGTTTATGTGTATTCCGTGTACTCCTATCGCCTTAGATAAAACCTTTTCCCAATGCTCTCCCATCTCTACGTTTTCAAGTATAAAGTAATTTGGCTTTACCTCGTTTAGCAGCCTCATATACTCCCAAAATAAATACGATTGACCTTCAAACTCAAAGCCTTCGTTTTTTAATTCTAAGTAATGGTCTAAAGTTACTATCTCTTGCTCATCTTTAGTCGACATTCCCTTACGCCTTCCCGCAAATGAGAACGACTGGCATGGCGAACCACCTATTAATAAATCAATATTAGGCAGAGAATAGCCATCTACACCTACAACGCTTCCGAGCTGCTTAGTATTTGGGTAATTAGCCATTGTTACCTTGATAGCGTAGTTATCTATCTCACTTGCAAAGTAGTTATCTACATTGATTCCGTTTCTTTCGAGTGCTTGCTGACCGCAAGACATCCCATCGAATAAACTTAGTACGTTCATATTAAAAAGGTGTGTCGTTAGTAGTTGCGAATATATCGTTAATGGGGTCTTTTACAAATTCATCAGTAGCGTAAGCGTATTTTTTGGTGTTATGCACGTGGTCAAACTCATAAAACCTTTGAGTAGCCCAATCAATATGAAGTATACACTCTCCAAGCTCACCATAGTATTTAGGTTTAACCTTGTCTACGGTTATCTTATACGGTTGGTGGTTGTCTTTTGACTCTTTATGAACTACGACTATGTTTCTTCCGTTATTATTCCACTCAGAGCCTCCCATTAAATCGTATACGCTCGGCTTCTTAACGCTGCCATCTTTAACTTGCTTGGGATCAGGGTTTTTAGGGTGAATAATTATGAATGAATGCATCTTATTTATATCCATAAATCGGTTACGTAGCGAAAGTATCTTACGTAAATAGTCTGCGTTAGTTGGTTCGCCTTTATGTGCCAAATAATTCCAAGAGTCTATAACTGCTGAGTCACATTTGTTTTCTTTTGCATAGTTCCAAAAGGCTTCGGGTTCGATGTTATGCTCTGCGGAAATAAATTTAAAGCTATCGCAAAGTGTAGTAGAGTATTTTGCTATGTCTTTTTCTGTGATAGAGTTTGGATAGTTCTTTTCAAAGGTCTTCCCACTTAGCTTATGCATAAGATTTGAGATTACCTCGGTGTCCGAACCATCATCGGGCATATAAACGCAATGTCTCCAACCTTGATTTAAAGTAAGACCCATCATTATTTCCTTTAAAAAAAGAGATTTACCAAAGAAAGGATATCCCGTTATGTCGGTACATCCACCTTTAACAAA